GGCTTCAATTAATAAATTGCTCCTCTTAATTAATTCATCTGTAAGATTCCATCCACCAAGTTCAAAATGAATAATCAACTTATCCTCATACTTCTCAAACCAGTAATAATAAACCCAATTTGTACCCCATGAACTATCTGTCGTATCTAATGCAGGAAGATACTCATCCATTGATTCTGTAAAGAATTGCCACTTATTTTCATCTTTAAAAATAATTTGCCCATTATCATTGAGCTCTCTAAGCGTCTCACAGATAACTTCATGTTCTATAGAGTTATTTATATTTACATTTTCAAAAATTAAACGTAGTGCTGTTCTATGCTTGTTGTAAATTTCATTACAAATTCTAACTAACTTTTCATCTTTTTCTTTCATAATGTTCTTCCTCACTATCTCAATATAGTTATGTATAACCAATACAACCTCATCACGAAGACTCATTCCTTTTATTGAGTTCTCCAAGGATTCGATTATCTCCCCATATGAGAATGCTATCCAATTATTCGAATCACTCGCTTCCCTGCCATCAGGGGTAAGAAATACATATAAAATCTGATTGTAGTCTTTGTACTCCACTTTACTTTTCTCTAAATAATCATTTAATTGATGAGATGATTCCCCTGCCCATATCTTGTTCTCGATAATTACTGCTGTCTTTTCTTCGCGAGATGCGAGAACAACATCCATATGATGAGATTCCCTATATACCTGATAAGAATAGAAATCCTGCAGTAGTAAATCAAATGCATTATATTTATTCTGGTCACACTTGCTAACTACCTTAGTGATGAAGGATTTGATAAAAGAATCTCCCAAACCATGATTCTCATTCGGATCAAAAAGCCATGCCAGAATATTACTATGGCGAATTTCCATATTTGTAATTCTTAATACATCAAACAGGTTAAAATCATCCGTCCAGTCATCTAATTGTTTCAAGCAATCTATGTCTACTAAGAAATCCTTCAACGCTTGTTCTTCATTGTTTGTCATTTTGGGTCCTCCAAATAATCATTTATTACAGTTAACAGTTCAATTATCTATCGCCCTTTTAAAATGGAATAGACTCGAAACAAATTGCAGGTATTTTGAATGTAAACCCCCCATACTTTATGACCTGATGTGTTATTGATGCGTCCTCTGGCAAGGGCTCCTCGTATTCGTGGTTGCGGATAGTATGGAACACACTGCTAATTGGTTTGCTCGAAAACAATTCCATGAGTTTGTCCAGGCCAATTACAGGAATATATTTATGCTGAGTCCTAATATTATGCCTTGCTACCACACAACAAAACAAATCAATGTTGTCACCATCGTCAACATCAAATACTTGCTTAATAAAGCGATTACGATCACTCATAGCATATGCCATAATTGATTCAGATTGTTCACAGCCATGAGTAATCTCATCTTCTCGGGCATAGACCTCCTTTGAGGAATCCGCAGCAGCAAACCACTTAAGTTCACATAGTAACGCAGCGTTTGTTGCTGTATCTAACAGTCCAAAATCTATATCAGGCAAACGTCCACCAAGTTTTTTGTGCTTTATAGGTTTTAAAGTAGTTGCATGAGGGATAGCAGCCTCGATTTCCTGTACCATCAAGTCTTCTAAGTCATTTACCTCTTTTGAATGCTCCAAATCACTTTTTGAATTTACTACAGCAAGTAGATTCCGTTCTGGACTGGAACCAATAAATAACATAGGAGCTATAATCGTCATTTTATTACTAAGCACGGTTATCGGCTGATACATGATATCTACATTACGCTTGGACGGTTCAAAAGTAATATATCTCACAATGCTCTCTACCACTTCATTTTCTAACTCGCTTATTGACACAATATAATCTACTACCTTACTCAGTGGCTGAATTATTGTGCTATTTTTCAATCTGATTAGTGGGTCTTTTATAGTAATACAACTGAAAAAATGCATATAGCAAAGTGTTGCAATACATGTCCACACTCGCCGATAGTCATCTAATGTAAATAAGTCGAACTTCCATGAATCAGGCAAGCTTTTTGTAGAATTCCATTGTTCGTTTACAATTTCAAGAAATGGATTCATTATATCGTTTGTTAATTCATAGCACAGCCATCCGTCCTCAATGCGAATTCTTTTTTTTAATTCTTCATTAGCCTTTGCTATCTTTAATGGATTAATACAATTCATAAAACTGCCGAGTGTAGACTGGCTCGCTTCTCTGAGAATATCGCTCCATGCAGAATTGTTGTTATTCTTCGGAAAATCAAAAGTAACTGTGTTGCCATCAACTTTAGCTACTAACCGTTTTCTTGAAAATGAAATGTAGCCACTACATATCACTGAGTACGGATATGCATAATCAGTAAGTAGAGAAGCGCACTGATTGTATCTCTCTTCTGAAATATTGGTAGAGATTTGTACGGTTGCAGTGGGTAAGTCACTTTTTTCAACCCAATACAAAGCCTGGTTTAGAGCATCCATATAATCTGTTATCTTTCTTAGGGCCAATGGATTCAACATGCTACTCATTACTGCAAGAGAGCATAGGTCTTCAAAGACAGACAATAATTCATATGTCATCTGTTCTTTTGTTCCGGAAAAGGCCGGGTGCTTCTTATGCATATTATCAATAACATTTTCGATTTCACGGATATCCATTTTCATCTCCTTTTCCCCAAGCTGGCCATTCAATTATGAAAGAACACTTGAGGCTCAAACCATAATATCCGGTGTACTTGGTAAAGTTTCTATTTTAATTACTATCTATTTGCATACCACAAGAAATGGTCAAACTTTCTTCTTCTAAAGGGAATGTGAATATTGTTTTCATCAAGCAGTTTACCAACACATTCATTAAAGGACTCATAATCATAATTTACTCGCCACTTATCAATCCTATTAATAGTTAGACCCGGAATATAATATGGAAGGGTATTCTTAACGATACCATCAAATATGGAATAATCATCTCTTCCATAAACCTCTACATTATGATATGTACAGTACTTGGATGCAAAAGAAAACATATTAACCGCACCAATATTTCTCGCTATAATATTTACAAGTTCAGGGTCTCCCTTTTCCAATCGCTTATCAAAATTAGGAATCTCTAAAATCAATTTTGCCAGATCATATAAGGACAACTTGCTCTTATACTGAGAAAGGTGAGTTGAATTTGTTACATCTATTACAGCAATCTTCATCGCTATAGTATTTAAATCATTATGAAGTGGAAATGCATTCAGTACATCGTGTATTATAAGACCTTCTTTGCCATAATTAGAGCTTGCGCCTACAAATTTATGCTGTTCCTCAATGTTTTCCTCAGTTATAGGTAGATACTTCTGTTCAGTATTCGTAATCTTCTCTTGTTTTGGTAATGGCTTTAAAGTTATATCAACATCTAAAAATATACGAAATCTTCTAAGATGAGACATGTAACCACTAACAAGTGATTTAGCATTACCTGTCGAGTTCTCAGAAAGTGCCTTTATTAACTCATTCTTTGCCGTATCTTCAAAATCAGTATCAGTCACTGCATTCCAGAACAGGTCTTTGCTACCTTTTCTCCAAAGGTAGAAGGTGTCCGTATAAGCAGTATTAATTGTTAATTGTGAAATGTTTTGGCTATGTAGAAAGTTCTTATATAATGAACGCAGCGCATCATAAGGTAAAGCTTTCATTTTGTTTATGTCCAATTTCAACCTCCCCTTTACTCAATACTTTTTAATATTTCAAGCCACTTCAATATGCAACCACTCTTAAAGAAGTCTAATAACGCACCATCGCAAAAGCGTTCAGCTCTTACAGCACCCATAATCAGTGCAAGAACACACTGTGCATTCAAGTTAGAAACGTCAGCGTTTTCCATAGATTCTGAATCCCATTCAAGTCCGTTATCTTTTAGAATATCTCCATAACGGGTAAGCTCCATATCTTTATTGCTTTCTTCAAAGGCATAAACATCATCGATAAAGTTATGTACCATTTTGGAATAATCTACAAAAGGCATCTGTATCGGATGTTCAGGTGTTCCATCATTTTCTTTATCAACAACCCATTCACCGATGCCATCCGCCTGGATTATAGGTATGTATTTTGTCAAAATATCGAATTTACTCATCCTCGTTATCCTCCTCATCAGTAACATCAATACCAAATAACATCTGCATCTTATCCAAAGAGCCCTCTGATTTTACTACTTTAGAATTATTTCTTTACCAATAATGCTTTTCCGCTTTTAAGAAATTATCTTTTTCTTCATCAGTTTTGTGATGTTCTCTTTTTCCCAATAATTCATCCTCAATTGAAATAGTAGGATCAATCCAATCAGCCTTATTCAACATCCATTGAATGGTTTCTTTATCAGTTTTACTACTTTCTTTCAAAACATCTACGAATTTTCTTATTTCATTAGCAAGTTTATAATCTGTAATAATATTTAAGAATTCTCTTGTCTTCTCTTTCTCTTGATCTATACGTTCTTGAAGCATTCTAGCTTTTTGTTTCTCTTCTTCACGTATACGTTGTGCTTCTTCCCACTCTTCTCTACGGGTTCGAATTTCAAAATAACACTGATAAAATAGAAGCACAATTTCAGGAATCATATCTTCTAATTTATTTGATTTTGTATCTTTGATATATTTACCATTTGACACCTTAATTCTAAAAACACCGTTATGAATGTAATCATATTTTTTAATATTTGGTTTTGAAGCATAGCTATATCTTTTTACTTCATCATTATACTTTACTAGTTGCTGTGCTTCTTCTTTCGTTAACTCATGATTTATTTTATCTGTGCTTTCGATTATTTCAAAAGAAACGATATCTTTGCCAAATTGAATACATAAATTATCAGTGATAACTTCTCCAATCTGTTCAAATACAGAAAATAGAGTGTCCAATATTCTATACAATCTAGGTAATTGTTCACTTGAGATTTCTTTAATAAATTTTGGCTGTTCTAAAGTATTACTTTGATACCTAGAATCATAGTAGTTTCGTTCAGAAGCTTTCACACGTTTATTCCAATTATCAATACTTTCTTTATAAGAAGAAACCTTTTTATGTAATCTCTTATTCTCTTTTACTTCAAATGTCGATAATACTGAAATAATGGTTTTAACCTTTTCGCTTTCTAAATAATTTAATGAATCATGTACACCTTCTACGTCAAATAAAAACTTATTTGAGCCTATTTCAGGTTTTGTTTCTGTGTTGATTTCTTTAATTTCTTCTTGAATAGTTGGAGTTTCTTGTGGGTCTACTTTTTCTTTTTTTATCATTATAGCCTGTTTCTCAACTTCAATTTCTTTTACATTTGAATCTGGCAGCGCAATAATTAAGCCTTTGATATCTAAACCAGTATTTTTGTGATACCAATACTTTCCATTGGGAAGTGGAATGCTATTCTCTTTACATTTCTTTAATAACGCGGGATAGTTTAATCCATATTTGTTTGCTACTTGTCTTGCACTTATCTCCCAAATCTCTTGATACAATTGTTCCCTAGAAAATTTCATCATCATTTTTATCACCCGCTTTTTTATCTAATGAATATTTCAAAGTAGTATCTTTATATTTACCTAGCGAAAACGCATATTCAAAAAGTTCTAACTCTTTGCTTCTTCGTTTTCGCTTAATATAAAAAGTAATTCTTGCTTAAGATTAGAAAATTCTTCTACAATTTTATCTAACCCTTTCTCTATATTTTGAACATGGATTTCGGAGATAGTCCCGTGATTATAAGCAATCAATCTTTCTGCCACGATGTGATAAGACCAACTTTCACTGAATCTTCGATCTTTTTCTTCATTATGAATAGCGAGACCTATTGGAAGCAAATTATTCCTCATACCAATTCCGACCGCATTTGGTGAAATTCCAAGGTAGTCACCAGCAATTTTTAATGTTACCTTTTTGCAATTTCTAATATCTTCATCCGTATATTTTCCCATAATAAATTACTCCTTTACTCATTACCCGTCTTTATTTCATTCCCATCAGGCAAAATAAATGACTGCTCAAACTTAATATCTAAAACATCAGCTATGGCTTTCAATTCATCTAAGGTTACCGTTTCACGTTTTAATTTCTTATTGAAATTCTGTGGAGTCTGACCAATACGTCTAGCAAGTTCCGCAATGCTAATATTCATTTGTTCACATAGTTGCTTAATCATATCTGCCGTAGTCATACAACACCTCCAATTTACACTAATTTACATTATAAACCATTTGGTTGACAAGTACAATAGTTTTTTAAATATTGCCACAATTATAAAACAAAAGAAAAGCCCACAACTCTACTCCTGAGTCATGGGCCATCTAAGTTCCTTTTTTCATACTTCAACTTCAATGCCAGATTTAAAGCATATTACAAAGTGGTCATCGTAAACAGTAACATTCTGTATTAACTTTCTTACAAGTGCATCATCATATCTTTGGGTACGGTATTTATTGTTGCGGATAAATTCTATCAGCTCGTTGATCCTCTCATTCTCACCACTTAATGATGCATCTTCCACAAGAAGGGTCTGACGTTTTTCACGCAGGTTGTCAATCTCATCTGCAAGAGGTTCATAGTCTTTCCCTTTATTCGCAAGGCTAATTAATTCTTTCTGCTTTTCTTCAAGCAAGGTGTTAATCTCCGAAATTTGATACTCTGTGGTGTCACCGATTACCGCATGGATGTTTTCTTCCAGTGTTTTTATCATGTTATCACCGCCAGCAAGTAATCTATTAATGGCAGTCATAACAGCATCATATAAATCGCCTTCCTTTACTGTTCGGCTCTTACATACTTTGGGGCCTTGCTCGATTCTTGTTACGCACCGCCAAACAATTTCTTTTCTACCGTGAACATTCCAATATGTTCGTCTGTAAATATCACCACAATCACCGCAGAAGGTTATGGTGCTCAAAGCGTATTTACTGCTATAAATTCTTTTATTCTTGTCTGTGCCTGTATAAATGTTATTCCGGCGATGAAGTTCTTCCTGTGCTTGTAAAAAGAGTTCTTTTGGAATGATAGCCTCATGGCTATTTTCAACATAATACTGTGGGAGATGACCTTCATTCTTGACTCTTTTCTTTGTAAGAAAATCCACTGTAATGGTCTTCTGCAAAAGGGCATCACCGATGTATTTCTCGTTATTAAGAATCTTCTTTATGGTTTCTGGCCTCCACTTTGGTTTTCCGGCAGCTGTTAAAATACCATCCTTCTCAAGATCCCTACCAATACCCGCTAAACTCTTTCCCTCAAGGTATTCTCTATAAATACGTTTAATAATTTCAGCCTCTTCAGGAACTATTATCAAGTTGCCATCTTCATCTTTTGTGTAACCCATAAAACGCTTGTGGTTGACCTGCACCTTGCCTTGTTGGTATCGGTACTGAAGTCCGAGTTTAACGTTTTGTGAAAGGCTCTGACTTTCTTGCTGTGCAAGGGATGCCATGATGGTAAGCAATACTTCACCCTTAGCATCCATTGTATTGATGTTCTCTTTCTCAAAAAATACTGCTATGTTCTTTTCCTTGAGTTGTCTAATGTATTTTAGGCAATCTAGAGTATTACGAGCAAATCGACTAATGGACTTGGTAATAACTAAATCTATTTTACCCTCCATGCACTCGTCTATCATTCGGTTGAACTCTTCACGTTTTTTGGTATTAGTGCCAGATATACCGTCATCAGCAAATATGCCTGCAAACTCCCATTCATTATTTTTCTTTATAAACTCTGTGTAATGAGCTACCTGCACCTCATAGCTTGAATTCTGCTCTTCTGTTTCTGTAGAAACACGGCAATAGGCAGCGACACGCAGTTTCTTTATTTTTTCTTTTGCAACTGTGTTTCCAAATCTTTTTCGTGCTGGAATTACAGTTATACTTTTTTCAGTCACTTTATCACTCGCTTTCTATCAGATAATATAAGCACTCTGCTCGTGCGATAGGCTCCGCTGGAAGTTTTCCTTCTACTTTTCCCATCTTGAATCGTTCCATAGGAGGGGGAGAGGTAAAAGCTGCGAGTTCCACAATTCTTCCTAAGTCTTTTGCACGTTTATTTCTAACTTCCTCCGCCTTATCAAATGTCTCCTTATCTATGATTGCTGGATATACATCATCTCCGAGATAAAGGACATTTTTCAAGATACGTCCCATTACTGAATGGGTCTTTTCAATACCTGCCTGTTCGCCAGCCACTGTAAGGGAAAGTCCTGATATGTATTTTTCAAAGAACTCCTTTACTTGACCTGCTGCCTTTTCATCGACAGTAACAACTCCATCCGTAATTGTATATCCGTATGGTACATAGGCCATTTATCTCACCACCTTTTCTTTAAGGGAAAGACCACATTTCATTTTAAATATTAGTTCATCCCTTGAATCTACAATTATGTTTTCAACAAACGTTTCAAATGCCTCATCCGTATAATCTCCATCAAACTTTTCTACCGACACATAATCAAGAAGGGCCTTTACCTCATCTGCCTGTGAAGTGCCATTGGTAAATGACATTACTAAGTTCGTCTTCTCAGTAGTAAGGTTTTTTATCTCTATATCCAGGACATTTCTTTCCTTGTTAAAAAGTGCTGGTTCAAGAAACCCTTTTGTCATAAGACCAATAAGAGTATTGCGTTCTTCGGTTAATTGTTCCATGCGCTTATCTATGGCATCAATTCTTTCAAGGTCGTATTCTTCGTCAATTTTGTTTATTGCTTCGTAAAGTGGCTCCAGTATTATCTTTCTGCTAAATGCGAGCTTATTCATCATCGTTGCGAATGTTGCTTTTATCTCTCCATCACGCAAAAATAACATGGAGCAACTGTTTTTGTCTTCAATGTGTCCTATGCAACTCCAGGCTATATAACTTCTGCCAACAGAGTAATTTGTTTTTCTCCTAAACTTGGAACCGCACTCTCCACAGATTATTCTTCCACTCAATACATATCTGTTTTGATAAATATTCTTAGCAATGGATTTATTACGATTCTTTGCTCTTTCTGCTATCAGCTTTTGAGCCTTAGAAAATACTTCTCTGCTGATAATAGGTTCGTGGTGATTCTTACAGTAAAACTGATCCTTCTCGCCATTGTTAATATGACGGTTGAAGTTGCTGTCCGTATATGTCTTCTGGAAAAGGACATCACCTTTGTATTTTTCGTTCCGGAGCATTTCAATCACCGTACCCGGACTCCAATGGTTGCCTCTTCTTGCAGGAATCTTATCCCTGTTTAGGCCTTTTGCTATGATACTTCCACCTTTACCTGAAAGGCATTCTGCAAAAATGCGTTTTATTACTTCAGCTTCCTCTGGAACAATAACCATCTCACCATTTACATTGGCATAACCATAAGGAGGACTGCCAATAATGTAACTACCATTTTGAAATTTCTTATTGATTGACCATGAGGTATTTTGTGATATTGACGCAGACTCTTCTTCTGCAAAACCTGAGAGGATAGAAAGCATTAGTTCGCTCTCCATGTCACCTGTGTTTAAATTTTCTTTCTCAAAATAAATATAAACACCGATATCCATCAAACTTCTTACCAATTCTAGACAGTCCATTGTGTTACGGGCAAATCGACTAATTGATTTAGTAACAATAAAATCTATCTTCCCGTTCTCACAATCACGTATCATGCGAAGAAGTTCTGGTCGTTTTTCCTTTTTGGTTCCTGATATACCTTCGTCATAATAGAGACCTGCAAACTCCCATTCTGAGTTGGATTTAATATAAGTTTCATAGTGTTCTCGCTGTGCTTTAAGGCTTACAAGCTGTTCATCACTATCCGTTGAAACTCTAGCATAGGCTGCAACTCGAAGCTTCGTTTTAGATAATAGCGGTCTCTCCAATTCATTTATTTTTGTTATCTTTTTCATCGTCTCACCTCACTTTCTGTCATTACATATATCACTCAAAAGGCCACTAATAGCAAGGGTTTTATGGCATAATCCCAGCTAACTTTGGAGAGAATTTCTGGCGGTTTAATGCTGATATTTTGTGTAGTTCGTCATCTGTAATTTTACCCTCTCTATGCAGCATACCGACAATGCTCTCTGCTATATAAAAGTCATATTCATTTTGTAATTGCTCATCTGTTATCTGTATAATCTCACCCTTGATAGGACAGCCATCTTTCACTTCAAAAACGTTCATAAAAAAACACCTCCTACCTGGTAGCCACGGCGGGAGATGAAATCTGATGTTTTCACTAATCTTTTTTGTAAAAATCGCATTCATAACCATCGGCATTAAGGAGTAACCCCTTTGCCCAGGGAGGGACGCTGCCCATCTGCTCACATACGCTGTCTATCGAAATTCGAGGGTCTGCCTCAATGATTACTTCATCATGCACATGAGCCACGATGTTACAAGTTCGGAGTGTTTTCATGGCGTACATCAAAATATCACGGGAGATTGCTTGAACAATATTCTCTACAAATTTGGGTCCATAACTTTCGATTCTTTCCCATTTCTTTGTTCCACCTATACCTTCATAAGTCACAGACTCACCACCGAAGATATTTTCACCGATACGAGGTTTTACATAGGCAAGTTGTCTGCCGGAAGGAAGAAATATGAATAACATTCCGCTCATGCAATGAAACTCAATATTATTAGTTTTCTGTGACTTATTTTCCTTGATGCATTTCTTAACAACAGAGTCAACATCCCACCAGAACTTTACGATGTTTGGATTGGATGCTCTCCAGGCATTTACAAGGGGTTTCAATTCTTCCTCTGCAAGGCCCATCTCCAATGCACCCATAGCCTTTAATGCACCGACTGATCCGCCATATCCAAGTGCTAATTCTGCTATTTTTCCTTTTTGCCTTAGATGACCGTTCACACCATGCTTTTCAACAGGGACTTTAAACATCTGAGATGCAGATGCACAATAAATATCACCGCCGCTTGCGAATACTTCAGTTCTCCATTTTTCACCTGCAAGCCATGAAAGCACACGAGCCTCAATTGCAGAAAAGTCTGCAACAATAAACTTATTGCCGTCCTTTGGCACAAAGGCTGTGCGGATAAGCTGTGAGAGGGTGTCCGGTATATCTTCATAGAGCATTTCAAGCGTTTCATAATCACCGCTTTTCACTATGCCTCTTGCCTCTTTTAAATCCGGCATATGATTTTGAGGCAGGTTCTGTAATTGCACAAGCCGTCCTGCAAAGCGGCCGGTTCTGTTTGCGCCATAAAATTGAAACATACCTCTGGCACGAGAATCTGCACAAATAGCATTTTCCATTGCCGTATATTTCTTAACAGACGATTTTGCGAGCTGCTGACGGAGCTTAAGAACTTCAGCCAAATGCACCGGTGCATCTTTTAATAGCTCTGCCACAGCTTTTTTACCAAGTGTATCTGTTTCAAGTCCGTTTTCAGAAAGCCAGCCCTTCATCTGTTGTACCGAGTTGGGATTATCTAGTTCTGTCATTTGCTGTATTGCTGACATCAGTTTTTCGTGAGAAACATCATCCACAGCAATAGCCTGTTTTACAAAATCCATATCTACCTTTATGCCACGATCATTAATTTCCTGGTCGAGATGGTATTCATCCCATATGTCTTCCGGAACAGGGAACTTTATAAGCCTTTGCTGTATCTGTATTTCCGTTTCAACATCACGCTTGTTGTAAGCCTTAAACCTCTGCCATTTCTCTTCATCATCGCTTGGCATATTACGAGTTCTTCCACCATTGGATTTGGTAGGAGCACACGGAACACAGAAGTATCTTATAAGGTCTTTACCTTCGGTCAGCTTTTGCTTTTCAAGGCCAAGAACGGCACCCACACCTTCCAAGGAAAGGGGAAGTCCCATATATGCCGACCATACCATTGAACATTTCCATGATGAGGGATTTAAATAATATCCAAAGGGATATCCAAGATAACGGGAAAGGCAGACACGCTCAAACTGAGCATTGAATGCCCATTTGGTTATATTTTCATCGGTTAAGGCATTGAGTATCTTCTTCGGTATCTTTTCTCCACTCACAAGGTCAACCACCATAACCTCTCCGCCATCGACAGAATATCCAAACAGTAATATTTCAAAGTCATCTGCCTCTACATAACGGAAAACTCCGCTCTTTTGCAAATTAACAGATGAGTATGTTTCAATATCGATTTCCAAGTTCTTCATAACATGCCTCCATTCCTAAAAGAAAAAGGGTGGCAGAGAGAGTACCTCCACCACCATAAGTTACCGTTTCTATTAGGCAAGGAAGTCATCATCTACAAGAGTAGTAAAATCATCTGCTGCAGAGGTCTTGCCACCGAGAGGTTCGCCGTCCTTGATTTTTTGAATATTTCCAAGACCACAAGCTACACCTTTATTGCCGTTGGAGTTGAAAGCATAAAAGTTAAGAGAAACTCTACCGTAACAACCGCTGTACACTTCACTGCGATCCAAAATAGGTTTAACTCTTTTGTCTACAATCTGCGGAGCGGTTATGCTGTTGGCATTGATAAAATAATGCCCCTTGTATGCCTCATCGTCACGCTCTACATCACCGTCACGGAGCGGAAGCTTAATGGTAGCCTTATTTGGCTTCTTACCACCGAACTTCGCAATACCTTCTTCAATAGCTGCATCGATTGCAGCGTTTACTGCATCTATGGTTTCCTTATCATCCTTTGGAATGAGAACGGACACACTGTATTTCTCAGCACCACCGTTAATAGATACTGGCTCCCATCCGTGGAAGTAAGAAAGTCTTGTGTTTACACCTGTGATAACCTTAGTTTTATTAGTGTTATTTGCCATAATATTTAATCCTCCATAATTTCGTTAAATTCGTTTTTTGCGTCTGCAACGTTCATAACCGGTCTTTTATCCGAGTTGGGAACGAGAGTCGGCTTGCCCGGTGGTTTATAAATGAGGTCACCGAGAATTTCCTCAAACTTGGTTTTACCCATCAGTTTCTGCATCTCTGTCATAGGAATAAGGCTCTTACGGTAAATGTCTTTAAATCCGCTTGACACAGCTTTTTCTGCGATGGCATCTTCATCTTTGTATTTGCGAACCGAGCGACCTTCCACAACCTTAAAACCGTTCCACTCTTTGCCGTGATTCACAGCGGCGTCTGTGGCATAGGCTGTTATTTCATTTGCCCATTTAGTAAGGTCGGGGAGAATGAACAGAATCTCTTCTATCTCATTGTCAGTAAGTAACGGTGGCATCTTAAACTCTGTCTGTGCGAGTTTTAATTTTTCTTCGGCTCTTGCACGGCATCTGACTGCAGCTTTGCAGAAAGTACACCATTCACCAGGTATATATTCACCCTCTCCGTTATAGGCTTTTACTGCCTTTGGCTTAAGTTCCTCTTCTGCCCAACATTTAAGCTCCTCTACCGGCATAGTCCATGTGCTGACATTTTCTCTTCTTGGCTGGAAAATCGTCATTGACACTTCGTTGATATCATAAAGGCTGTCATAGATTTCAAGAGCACCCAAGGCATAAAGTTTCATCTGAGGATTGTCCACTGCATCCACAAGCACACCCATGCCATATTTGAAATCTATGATGTGAAGTCTTTCATCTGAGATGATTAAACAATCTCCAGTACCAAAGCCGTCTGGTACATAGCAGGAAAAATCAAGACGCTTTTCGATAAGGACGATTGGATCATTGCAGGACTTCCTTGCAAGTTCCACCTGTTCCATAACGAAGTCAACATAGGCATCCGTGCATTCTTCCATCTCATCTGAGTCATAGTCTGATATAGGACGCTTACTCCTTATATGAAGCACCTTTTTCAGTTTGTGCTCTGAGAGTGCATGTGCCGCTGATCCTTCGTCTGCTGCAGCACCGCTTGTATTGTCAAACTCAAGTTCAAGCCTTGCTGATGGTAAGCAATGAAGCCACCTGTGTGAAGATGATGCAGATAATATTGCGTGATTACCCATTGCCAAGAACCTCCGCATCTTTCAAGATGTCAGCATAGTAAGCCTTGTCAACGGCACTTAGCTTGTCTTCACCATACTTTTGAATGATTCCTCGTACTTCGGCTGTAAATCCAAGCTGGCTCTTTTCGGCAAGCACCATACGCACTTTTTCAAGTGGGATATCCGGCTCCTTTTTTGTTTCTGTCTTTGTGGCAGGCACTTCTTTGAAAGCAGAATCACTTTCTGTCATTGCATCACAAACTGCCTGTATGCTGTCTGCAAGACTTCGCATATCATCTACCACATCAAGCAGTAACTTTACTTTGCTCAAGGTCGTTTCCTCCTTTCGTAGTCTCACAGATAGAGAGTTCCTCGACACTATCTCCGGGAATTAGAATGGTTACACGTCGTTTATCTCCAAGGAGGAAGCGTAGGATGCGTTCCCTTATGGTGACATTACGACAAGTAACGATTCCGCCTGTCTGTGGCTCTTTTGAAACGCTGATTTTAAGGTTGTGTTTCATGTCCTTCACCTCTTTCTAAAGGGCGATTTAATTTGTTGCCCTCTACCTGGTAGCCACGGGAGGAAAGGAAATCTGACGGTTTAGAAAAAAATAATGCCCTCGGAAGTTTTTTGACCTCCAAGGGCATTGTTCTTAATTGGGAATTTTCAATTTTTGTCCGGCATAGATGATATTAGTAGATAGACCGTTGAGTGCTTTTATCTCTGAATATCTTTCGCCATTACCAAGCTTTTCTTTAGCAATCTTCCAAAGGGAGTCACCCTTAACTACGGTGTATATTTTATATGGGTTAATGGGAGTCAGTGCCTTTTTGACCTCGGCTCGAAAGGTATCCATCGACTTGCCGTGTTTAGGAAACCAGTGCATCACATCTGCATGATTACTGGCGATGCCCAGCTTGTAACCCTCACTGTGGCAGATGATGTTCTTTTCGGTAAAGCCATAAAGTTTGCAAAGATATACACAAAGTTCAACGGCCTCCCGGTACACCTTGTTGAAATAGGTGCTATCCGAAAGACCGTCCTCGCAAATCTCAAAGCCTATATGGGTGTCATTTGCCTTTCCTCCAGCGTGCCATCCGCGATGGTTCCACGGAAGAGTCTGGTATGTGGCAATTGTTCCATCCGCAAGTTTGCCGATGAAGGCATGAACACAAACCAGGCGACCACCGGGCTTATCTTGGTTCCAATGATTGTTGTATTGGTTCTTTCCAAGAAAACCGTCATCTGGGCCAACATAGCGTTTCAGCCATGGATTATTTGCCCCGGTAGAATGAACCATGATGCCTTTGGGGATTATCGTTTTACCTGCTTTAAAGCAAGCATTATTCGTAAGTATTAACTTGCGTAAATTCATTAAAATCACCTCATATTCAAATTGTCGCAAGATTGACAGGGTATAGGTGGTAGGTAAACTTCAAATCACAAAAAGCACTCGCCGATGTTCCATCACTTCCCATGCTGATATACAGCCCATAACCAGAAGGCACTCGGCTTTGACGTATTTGAATATGAATATGCAACCCAGCGTTTGAACTATCAGCACCGATAGGCGTGCTGCGTGAGATTCTGGTAAAGTTCACTTCATCATTTGAGATATATAAGTCTAGTTCTTTTTCACTTGTATCCGATTGACGGCAAAGGGTAACCAAATGACAATCATAAGCCGTCGGATATAGCAATCCGCCCTGTCCACCTATAACCACACTACCAATGGGCAATAATGTGTGCAAAGGTCCTCGGACACTATTAATCCCGCCCGCACCGGTAGCATTGCCGCTCAACACATATCTCAAATAGCTTGCTCTGGTGAATGCGTTGATAGTAGCTGTTGCAGTAGAGGTAAGGGTCAATGCTGTCGTAGCATTTTCTGTTCTTTCCAGCAAAAATAGACTCTCACCAGAAGGAATAGTAACATCACCAATGGAGAAAATCTGACTCGTCCAATAGGCTGTGCAAGCCGGGTTTGATGATATTCCTGACCCATAAGCAATGTTCGCTACATCTTGGATACCCCTTATAGCTTCTGCAAGTTTCTTGACAGAATTGCGAAGGGTGCCTTGGATTAACACTTGCACATTGTTTGCGGTCGGACTGCCCAAGGATGTAACAAATGTGTAGGTTACCGGGCCGAGGATTACGTTATTGCCACTATTTATGCCAGTAAATGTGATGGCCCCTCTTCGGCTTACCATATCTGGTGCAGTAGCCGTTTCTATGGGATGCAAATGGTTGAGAATAATACCAGTCCTCATGTATAATGTGTCACGCATGTCTTCAATTAGATCGTTCGTGGTGTTTAGCAGATTGTAGTTATCATTTAACAGACTATTTGTGGTGTTTAACAATTCATAGTTATCACCGACTAAGCCGTAGGTATCGTTCAACCGGTTGTGTGTGGTGTTTAGCAAATCATAGTTGTTATTTAGCAGGTTATAAATGAGATTTAACATACTATTTATTTCTTCAATATCCAGTTCGGCTAAGGCAGAAAGCACCCGATTGAGCCATTCCTGGGCAGGTGGCTCGGGTGGTTCGACTATACCGTCTGCAAGGGCCTCTTCGACGATGGTCAGTACCCGAACACTTTTACCAACCACATCACCATAAGTAACTCTTATTTCCAACTGACCGACACCAACAAGTTGTGTGTCTGTTGCACTGGGTGACCATGTTAGAATGCCATCAGCATAAGTAGTAACCACCGGATAGGCAGTGCCATCTGGTCTTTTATATATAGCATTTAGAGATGAACCAGGATAAGAACCATCCAATAAACTAGAAACGTCAAACTCAAGGTGGCGAAAGTAGTGCTCACCACGCCGACCAATGAACACAGTTACAGCTTTTGTTAAATCAATCATATTCCATCACCTGGCTTACGGGGTTCTTCATCACGACCATGTAGCTGTTTTAGAACCTCTTTTAATTTTTCTGGGATGGGTAGTCCAATATGGGCGGCATTCTCCAAAATAGAAACTCCCTCATTGCCCAAGTAGAAGAAGATTACTGCCGTGCGAAGTACACCACCGTTGTCCCCAGCGCTACCAAGTATCTGCGTATCAAGGATATGGGCTACACCCACCAATGTAAAAATAAGCACCTTTTTGAATATGCCTCTTGCGCCGATTTCACTGGATAGCCTTTTATCAATAATGGCACAAAGCACGCCAGTCACGTAATCTATGGCGACAAATGCTATGAGCGCATAAAGGAATCCATCCAGCCCACCGAGAAACCATCCGAGAAATCCCCCAGCAGCTGCAAAGGCTAACTGTATCCAGTTCCATATCTCTTTCATTAAAAACACCTCCATTAAGTTTTGTGTATTGAAAAGCGCCCCTGCATATCGCAAGAGCGCTGAATTATATTTTTATAACCCTTATAGTGTTAGGAGAAGGCTGTGTATCTGTTCCATGGTATCTGCCTTAGGTCGCCCCATTCCAATGGGTAGCCATGAGAAGGGTTGGATGTCAAATGTCGTAGCAGAATCAAAATCATTTATTACCACAATAACCATATCAATAGCTTTACGAATTTCGGTAATATGGGACGGCCAATTCTTGATAGTGGTCTTTCCCGCAATAATCTCCTCTCTCCAAGTCACAGGGGAAAGGTTGTAATAGCTACGCACTCTATTTACAGCGGTACGGAGCGTCTGAATATGTGCTGCCTTTACATGTGTCACATTAACAGTTATGATTTCAAAAGGTAATTCCAATACCGTGAATGTACGAACAACTTCTGCACTTGCTGACTCGATATCACTGTCAAGGCAACGGAAGGTAACCGTATGATTTCCTACAGATAAAGGTTCAGCTTGGTAGACCGTCTTAATACCGTTACCGAGATAACCACTTGTAGAAAACTTCTCAGGATTGTCCACACTGTTATACCATGGACCAGAATCAATCTTGACCTCCACTATCTGTGTCTGACCATCCGGTTCTATGCCCGTTGTAATCATGAAACGTGGTGTATTGTTATAAGTAAAATTACCGGACATCGGGCAGAAGATTGTCGGTGCGGCAGGTGGACTATTTTTCTTTACTGTGCCGCTTACTACATAGGCAGAGACTGCATCCAATGTATCGGTTACACTGATACGGTAACGAGTATACATACCAGCTATCTGTGAACCGTTCACCTCGAGAATACCAGAAGTAGCACTTGAAACGACAGTAGTCAGTGCTTCATAGGCTGACCAATTTACTCCGTCTGTCGATGTTGCCTGTTGAATAACATACTGCTTAATAGCACTGGTTCCTGGTATAGTTCCACTCCATGAAAGGGTTATTTTTCTGACCTCATATATAGGAGGAGTGGCGGTAAAGGTAGTCGGTGGTATCGGCAGTGTATTTCTACGGACGGTGTTGCTTGATATAGTCCAATCGGAGTAGAAACTTTCTCCGGCTGTTCCTCGAGTTCTTACTTGGAATCGGCGATAATTCCCGCGTGTAGTTGGTGGACTGACGCTTAAGATACTGCTTGTTGCAGAAGTATTCACAGTGGTCAGTGCTGTCCAAGCACCCCAGTTGCTGTTATCTGCCGAATCACTATATTGTATCTCATAGGATGTGATGGCATTGCCCGCACCATCAGATGCACCACTCCATGAGAGAGCGATATTTCCTTCAGCTAAAGTTGCACTTACTGAGCACGCTGTCGGTGCTCCACAAGCCGTTATATTGCAATAAATACTGTTACTGATCATCTCCACCGAGTAAACATCAAATGTGTCGATTGTCCAGATGCCAAACTGAGTATATGTTCCTGGAACTCTTGATACATTTGGGTTATAGCTACCTCCGCTGGCTGACAAGGACAGGATGGTCAGCACGTTCCATGTACTCCATGTGACGTTATCCGTAGATGTGCGACTGGCAATCTGGTATCCCTTTATTGGACTGGTGCCGCTTGATGCCCCACTCCAAGTCAGCGTAATGGTTTCATTGCTATAAGCTGCAGGAGATGCAACGGCTAACGTTGCTGGTTTCGGTGCTGTATTTCTTCGGACGGAGTTCGTTGATACTTTCCAGCCAGAGTAATAGCTCGCTCCTGCTGTACCACGAGTCCGTACTTGAAATCTTCGGTAATTGCCTCTAACGGTTGGCGGCGATGTATCCACGCTACCGCTTGTGGCCGTAGTGGTCACTGTGGTCAGTGCTGTCCATGCTCCCCATGTTAAGTTATCAGAGGAATCGCTGTATTGTATCTCATAGGAGGATATTGAGTTATTTATACCACCAGATGCCCCGCTCCATGAAAGGGTAACGCCGCCTTCTGCAAGTGTGGAGCTGACAGAACAAGACGTCGGTGCTCCACAAGCTGTCGTTAGAAGCGGTGAACTCAGCACTGTGTAGCTTGAATTGTCAATCACACCTGAAGAGAGCGTAAGTCTCCCATCTGAGACTACTCGAAAACGCACACCCTGAGCATTGTTTCCCGTGGTTGAAGCACAGGTCACTGAAACGTACCTAAGTCTTGGTGTGGTTCCATCCCAGTTATCGTTGTCCTCTGCCTTTATACGTACTTGCGAGGAAGAGCCATTTACGGTCATGGTACAAAGCAAAGCATAGCCGTTGTGGATAAAAGACCCGGATGAACCCAATGCAGCGGATATAGTGAAGTTATAGGTCATCTGGCTATTATTAGGTCGGCTTTTAGTATAAGTAATCGTGTAATAAACGGTCGGGCTAGAACCTGCTTGCAGAGTTATGCCATTAATATCCGCCATTGATATTCACCTCCTATTCATAGACCGCCGATACTAACGAATTCACCAAACCACAAAGACTGGTATTCATACGGGTATCCATGATGTTATTTGTAACTATCGATGTGGCTGCCGTCGGTACAAGCACGTCTGCTATTCCAAGTTCATAGATATCACTGGTTCTTGTTAGTTCTGGGGCCACAGGTGTTGCAGCAGGGGTTCCGTCAACAACTGCAATCTTAATGCTTCGGTTGATTTGATTTAAACGAACCACAATTCGGTCAATACGAGGATTGCTTCCATTTGCCGTAGTAAGTGGCATATTCAGAGCATCTGTGTTCTCATATCTATATCCATTAATCCATGCACTGCCTGCTGCAATGATAACTGCCAATCCAATGCCAGGAGAAACCTGTAGGTTTGATGGTGTAGCATAAAATACACCATTAGATACAAGACTTCCGAAGTATTCAGCGAAGTCTGTTGCATCATAAACTCTATCTCCATCAGATGAATTAAAAAATCCGCTTTTCTCCATATTGCTTTCCTCCCTTTAAGCTCTCGCGTAAGAGCAAGATATAAGGTAAAAACCCGTAGGCAGTGTGGAAGAAGCCGCGTTTGCTACCACACCGCTTGTATTAATTGTAATAGGCATACTTGTACCGCTACCACCCACTGTAGTTGCCACAGCGCGAACTGTTGAGTAAGGGTAAAAATTCGCATTTGTTATAGTTAGAATTGTGCCACCGGAAGCAACTCCTGAAGCGCCTACGTTAATCTGCATTCCGATTGAAACAACACCCTTATTAACAAATGACATATTAAAACCCATTGTCACGCCACTCCCGAGTGAGTAGGTCAGAGATGTATTTGCTTCCTGAGCAATCTTAGCGGTGGTTACAGCACCGTCTGCAATCCTGGCCCCTGATACAGGCGCATTATAGACATTGTTAATACTTGATGCAAAGGTGCTTCCTCGAACGGCAGCGGCTATGTCCGTAAGAGCACCGAGCGGAAAGCTTAGCCAGTTGGCCTGACCAGACGGATTGTTGAATACAAAAACAGAAATTACATAAAACGTCATAGTGTCCCTACTGATAAAGAAACCCATTGCTCGCTGATAGCCGTATCCAGTGTTATCACCATTATGCTTTATCAAAAAGATGTGTCCGTTCTCACTTGGCTGGTCGCTGAACTTGTTCCCACTGTACGAAGTGAAGTAAAATGCATCTCCGGGTACCATGTTGTGCAAAGCATATTGGCCGACCGATATTGTACCCGCACCTACAAAATTTTCGAGTACAGGTAGTTTTCCAAACAGATTATTTATGGTAGTCGTAACGCTATCTCCTTGGATTTTAGGATCTACCTCGTTTAAATCACCAAGGGTTTCTGTCACATTCCCCAGAGCTTCAGCTACCTCAGAAATACCCGTCGGGGCAGAAATAGCCGTTTTAACTTGGCTCATGTCTGAGCGAATTTTCTGTGCTATTGTTAATTCAGCTTTTCCAAACACTACGCTGACATTCTGACCATTCGCATCATAAGTTTCTACTATTTCAGTGATTCGTGTTGTCATAGATACACCCCATGCCTTGGAAATGACTTTGACAGTCTGCCCAAGATCATAGTCTGTCTTATATGATAAATTACCGTGAGGATTAACCGAAGTATCAAAAGAATAACGAATCGCCTGCTCATTTAGCTTGCTTTGGCCACGGAAAATCAGTGTATCAATGTAATCTATTCCGAAATCATCCTTCCGCAGGTCTTTTGCATCTATAAAGATTTCATGCCGTGCCTCTCCCGAACCACTTGCAATGGCTACAAATGTCCGGTCTGCACCTTCACCTTCGCCGCCGACAAGTGCGGTATTAGCATAATCAGCAGCACTTATTGTATAAATTTGTTCAGTTAGGTTCTCGTACTCCTTGGAGAACACTGCCTGTGACTCCAATCCCATATATAACATTACGGTTAAAATTCCATTTGAAGGTGTAAATACGGTCTTAATTCCAACCTCTGAAACCTCACATAATTCTGTTATCACATCCATCAAGTTCCGATATGATACCTGTGTGCTGATGGGCACATTTAAGTTCGGAGATAAAAAGGATATCCCACTAATTTTCCTTGCTGCATCAGAAGGACTGATAAGATTATTATTAATAAGCTGCTCCACACAAATTGAAATGTCCCCTGATAGTTTCTCCGTTTGCCATACAATACGTCGGGCAAGATATGATGTAGCAAATCGTCCGCTTGCAGTGATGATTTCCTGCTCAGTTTGAGACAATTCCAGATGCTCAATAATCCCAACTTCCTCATCATCGTTCTTCCAAATGATGTTTCCTTCTTTTAATAGTGCTGTATTCTCCTGTGTTGCTATAGCTTTTAACTCAAATGAGCCACACTGTGAGTACCGCCTGGTCCATCGAAGATATTCGAAGGATTCCACGATACCCGCAAGCTCCCGATTTGAATTGTAGATATATAACTCCATCTTTACACCCCCAGAAACTGTGGACGAAAATAAATACTAACCTCCAACAAATCCATATTGACTGAAGCATCGTAGCGCAGTGTGTTAAGACCAGCGGAAAGTTGAAAGAACGCCGAAGTGGTATCTAATAACGAAAAAGCATTTGTAATCGAAGAACCCTCCACTTTTACTACACGCTTTCCGGCGAAATGAGTATATACACGCAGCTCGTCTCCGGCATCCATTGTCGTAAGAAGACGAATGTATTCACCAGTGTCTATCTTTAAGAGTTCAGGATTCGTAACAGTACCCAGAGCTCGAAATACAATTTCACATCCGCAGGACACATCACCGATATTTTCCACCGTAATGATTTGACTTGGCTGACGCATTCCAAATTCCATACCACTCATAGGTATCTCCAGTTGGAATTCAAGTAGAGGTATCCATGATGCCAGTTCCTCTCTTACCTCATCCAATGTCTCGAAGAAAGGGGAGGGGCAAAGTAGGCTTACAAAGAAATTTGGTATCCGCTGCCTTGTAGAAACACTAAACCCTGCCTCCTCAACCACACAAGCAATTTGCCGGCCTCGGTATTGAAGTGTCCCAAGTAGTTTTGGACTAAATATCTGAAGGAAACGCTGTCTATATACATAAGCATCACCAGGGTTATCACCAACAACCGTACCTTCAATTGTGATGTTTCGCATGTCTAAAGTAGAAGAAATATAAAAAGCACCATCCTGATCTGGCGCTTTGAAAGTGTTAACGGTCTGACTTACGTTGCCTGTGCCATCAACCTTGGTAAGAAAATATGGGCGGCTTTGTTTGAGCGTTATGCTCCTGCCATTTGCATTAATATAAGTAAGTTCCATAGTCAGACCTCCTTTAATATTCAAGTGCCAGCTTGCGGGAGAGGTTTTTAAACTCCCTTGCCAGTTCTTTTTCAGACAGAGCCTTTGGTGTTACCACTGAAAGATTTTGCGTGATACTTGTGCCTGCAGCACTGCCTTGTCCTGATGAACCTCTGTAATTCAAATCGAAGTTTGTGGGTACTGCATTTTGCATATCCCTTGTAACTGCCGTCATTGCATCCTCAAAACCTACACCGATACCTTCACCCATGTTGCGGCCAATTCCGGCAAACAGAGTTGAGGGAGAGTTGATACCGAAGAAGTTCTTAATCTTTGATACTACATTTCCAAAGAACCCGGAAATCTTATTCCATAGCCATGCACCTGCGTCTGAAATACCATTCCACAACCCTTTAATCAAATTGCCACCCACTTGAGCCATTTGACCGATATAACCAGTAAAGGCTCTTATCAGTCCAGAGATAATCTGCGGAACGGCCTTAACAACCTCCACGATTATCCTTGGAAGGTTTGCAATCAACGCAACAAACAGCTGAACACCGGCAAGGATAATCTTATCGATGTTACCAATAATGGCATTCACCAGTGATGTTACGATCTTCGGAATCGCAGCTACAACAGTAGTAATAATCTGAGGAAGTGCCTGAATTAGCGATATTAAAAGCCGGATACCTGCATCAATAATCAAGGGAATCGACCCAATTACTGCATTGATAATACTGTCTATGATTTGCGGAATTGCCTCCACAACTGCTGTAATAATGATAGGCAATGCCGTCACCAGTGAAGTCAGCAATTGAATACCTGCATAGATAATTTCTGGAATCGATTCAATAAGAAAATCCACAACGGCTTCTATGATGGCAGGCAAGGCAGAAACAAGCTGAGGTATTGCATCAACCAATCCCTGTGCTAACCCTATAATCAACTGCAAAGCTGCATCCAGCAGCATTGGTAGGTTTTCAATCAAACCTTCAACAATCTTCGTGACTGCTGAAACTGCTGCGGGTATGAGTTGCGGTAAAGCAATTCCTATACCCTCCACAAGTGCGGTTACCAGTTCTATTGCTGCATTTATAAGCAACGGAAGATTATCAATTAAAGCACCTACAATCGTCATTAAAGCACTAACAGCCGCCGGGATAAGTTCGGGTAAGAGGTTCAAAATCGTTTCTAATACCTGAGTGAATATATGTGTGACTAATTCAAGGAGCATAGGAAGCAAATCAGCAACTGCTGCTAAAATTGCACCAGTCGCTGTCGGTAATGCCGCTACGATGTTTTCTAAAACCGGTACGATGTTAGTGACAACCGCCTGGAAAGCATCAACAAGATTCTCGGTTAAATTTGTCATATCTGCATTAGCATTACCCAGCCCAGCTGTAAAAGAGCCAAGAGCGGCTTGTAACAATCCAATGGAACCGGAAATTGTCTGAGTTGACTCTTTCGCAAAGTTACCAGCGTACTGCTCCGTATTCTCGAAAAACATCTGCATTGCAACTTCTGCTTTTTCTGCTTGTGTTGCTGTATTCCAAGTAAAATCCAGACCTTTCGCGAGGGCATAGGCTTGGATGTTAGTAGCATTCATGGCAACACCGAGGTTATCCATCATGGTGAAGTTACCCTTTGCCGCACCTGTGACGGCCTCCATCGCCATAGACATGTCAATACCCATGACGGATGCCATGTCTGCAGCACGTTGCATGGCCTTTTCAGTTAGTTCGAGACTCTTCTGTTGCTGTATACCTGAACCTTGGAACAACGCACCCATTTTGTTGGCAGTAGCAAGATACTCGCTTTGAGAGACACCGAGGTTTTTATAAGCATCTTCACCAGTTTTTTGAATCGATGCAGCATATGCTCCAAAAACCGCCTCAGAGCCACCAAGGTTTTGCTCCAGCTCACCGAATTGGGTTACTACCTCTTTACCTAACTTAATAGCAGCGGCTCCTGCGGCAACGGCAACAGCACCCATTGCTACACCGATGCCCTTGAGTACACCACCAAGTTTATCAAACCTACCACCGGCATCTTCAGCACTTTTACCTGAATCCTCTAATTCTGCACCGAGATTATCCGCTTCGATTGTGGACTGCTCAAGTTCACGTTCCATACCATTGAGTTCCGCTTGTGCCTTGTTCAGCTGAATCTGCCAGTTTTGAGTGCGACGGTCATTTTCACCGAAAGAGGAGGAGGCATTGTCAAGAGCAGCCTTGAGTGTGGAAATCTTCTCTTTCTGTGCGTCGATTTCTTTATTCAGAACCGCATTCCGAGCGGTAACTGATTGTATGGATTTATCATTTTTATCAAACTGACTGGTTACAAGGGTCATTTCGCTGCCCAGTACCTTAAAGGACTGATTAATATCAGAGAGAGCCTGCTTAAATTCTCGCTCGCCCTCAACACCTATTTTTAAACCAAAATTGTCTGCCATGCCTTCACCTCCTCCTAAATACCCGGCGGGATAATATCGTCAATAGTCCGGGTTTTCTTCGGCTTTTCAATGCCGTGCCATTGCTTGTGACAGGCCCATAAATCAAAAAACAGTCCAATAGGTATAAGCCAGAATTCCTCTGCGTCCATGCCCATCTGAACTGTTCCATAGTAAAGAAGCCGGGTAAAGACTTCAGCGTCTGTTACCCGACTACCACGTTTTTTGGAGTTTCTTCCTCACTTTCAACATCGCGCTTTGTACCTTTAAACATAGCTTCGGTAATTGCATTTTTATATGCTGCCAAGTCAAGAGGTGAAGTAAGAAGTTCTACCTCTTCCTCGGTAAGCAATTCTTCTGGTGCATTCTTATTCTTAAGGTTGCGAATCAAAATGGATTGATTTGCAAGTAGCGTGATTAGCCAAACAATCTCGTCCAGTGCCATCTCGAAGTTTTCTGATTTCATCAATTTTTCTCCGAGGTTTTCAAGACCACCATATCGACCGGCAATCGCTTTTGTCGCACGTGTAGTTAGAACCAGTTCATACTCTTTGCCACCAATGTTGATAGCAGCACTTCTCTCATTATCCATCTTTTTTCCTCCTATGGTATCGGTGTGTAGACCGGCTCATAAACTTCAGTAAACCAACCAGTGATGGTGGTCGATGAAACACCAGGATCACCTTCTGTGACCTCTGCTTTCCAAGGGTGCTTACCCATGCCATCCAGCTTATTTCTGCGCATAACGGTTCCTTCGATAGTAGGTGTAGAAAAAGTAATAGAGTCAGCTTTTGTCTGCAGGTTCGTTGCGGGTAGTCCGAATTTTACGCGGTATAGCCAAAAATATCGGTATGTTCCGTTTGCCTTCTGTGCGCGAAAGCCTACCGCAACAGGTGTTCCCACATTTTCGCTTGCGGAGATCAGCACACCATTGTCATCGGTTGATGCACCGGTTAAATCCGCAGCTACTGTCGGCCCAATGTCATCCACACCGAGGGTTAGTGTGCCGCTGTTAAAATCTTTTACAACTTCTGCGGCACCGTCGTCCGCATATAAAATTGCTTCAACCAGTTCTACCGAAAGCTCGGCGGTGATGGCCTTAGCAAGAACCGAAGGTACAGCGTAGGTTTCCTCTCCGTTGGAGTCCTCGGTTATTTTTGAATAGTACAGTCTATCTAAACCAATAGTAGCCATGTGTTATTCCTCCAATCTATAGTTTTTTGCCACGTCAATGGCGTAATGATGATATCCGGTATCGTCCTCGTGTCCGATATACCGACGTTCTGTTACAGTGAAATCTGCATTCAGCAAAGCCGTTGTGACCTGCCTTTTCCGCTGCTGGTAATTGCCTTTTGCAAACAGAGATATCCGCACTTCCTGTACATCAAAGCCGGGGCGGTTATCCGCATGGACTTCGAATATATCCGTCAAAGGTATAAAGACCAGATATTCGTCAGGAGGCACACCGCTGAACACGCCGGTTTCGATAGGAATATTCAGTGGTTCCAAGACTTCGTTCAAATCTGAAAGTAGGCTCATATCTTGTTTACCTCCTCGTCCAGTTTTGCTTTCATTGCTTCGATACAAGGCTTTCTACTGGTACTTTTTGCAGGCTTTAAGAATGGTTTTGCAGGTTGCCCCGATTTTCCGTATTCGATGATATTGGCTATCTTCGCATTGCTGCCTCCATCACGACGCGGTTCAGAAAAGCCTACTTTAACGTTGTGATTGCCATTTCTGTCCTGCAAAGTAGGCGAAAGTCCCAATGCTGCCACAAGCTCACCGGTGGAACGTGAAGGATACTTTGTGTCACGACCAACCGCTGAATTCAGATTGGATTTTACCTTATCAAGCACAACCTCACCGCCAGCTTTAAGTACTCGAGGGATGATTTCATCCGTTTTATCGTTCAACCGGGAAACCTTTAGAAGAAAGTCCTCCGGCATTTTCATTGATACTTTAGCCACTAGGTTTCACCTCCTTGGCAAGCACTTCAATGTACATTCCACGACCTTTGACATCCTCCACTGATGTAATTTCAAATCGCCCGTCATCACAAGTAATAAGCATTGCGGTTGTAACGGTGATACCGGGAATGCAGCGGAAACGGAAAAGGTCGGTGGCTTCCGAAAATGTGGCTCTGTTTGCCCATACTTCGGTGCCGTGCCGACCTTCTTTATACGCTTTTAGGGAAGCAACAATATTATTAGTCTCAGTGCTGAAGCCCTCCGAGTCTTTTATAGTTACTCTCTCAATAATGTCTATAAAAGTGTTCATCTTTCCAAAGCTCATAATCTACACCTTCCAATCCCGGTCAAGCCGTAGAAGTAGGTTCACCGTGTTCCATACCTGCTGACCAGCCTGAACACTATCAGCAAAGAAACCAGCCGTCGAGCCATCTCTAGACTCAAAGAAATGACTCGACAGCATGATTACTGCCTGTTCCGTGGTGGGTGGCATAGTGTTTTCGGTGTAATATCCCTCAGTGACGTGTTGGTAACTCTCCGCATAGGAGACAGCCGCTTTGATGTAATGTAACAGAAGGCCGTCGTCTGCATCATGCGACATAATTAAGTTTGCTTTTACTTTAGGCAGAAGATTATCCGTTGTCATACTGACTGCCCCCTTCCAGTGATTATTCGTCGGCCACCATCAAACCAGCCGCTTTTAGCTTAGCAAGTAGGGCATTGAAATCTGTGGTAAGACCTGCTACATCTGTAGCAATGCTATCTGCTTGATTCTCTGCAATAGGAAGCCCCGTTACCGAGGCCTCCTGTTTAATTTCTAAAATACCCCCGATGACGGTTTTATCGCCGCCCTGTTCGGTGTAATTCTTTGTGTTATAGCTCATAATGCACCTCCATTAAGCTTTCTGCTGAAGAACCTTAATGGCTTCAGGCAGAATCAGTTTTCCGTCTACACGCTGAGTAGCAACAAAGCCTACCTGGCCGGTAACGGCAAAGAGTTCATTAAGCCTCTTAAATACACGACCTTGACGGTCGGCTACCCAGTAATAGCTGAAATCACCGAATGCGATTGTCTTCGCTCCTGCTTCAATAGCAGGCACGTAAGAAGATGTGAAAAGCGGACGGTTAAGAATGGTATCCGGAGTTCCTGCCTGTATAGATGGCTGCCATAGGTACTGACCTTGACCGTCTTTCAGCTTACGAATTGCCTTTACTGTTGAGTCGTTCATGATGAATACAGACTTATTACGATAAGGTGCTTTTAATGAATAGAACAGGTCAAGCACTTCATCGAGGGTGATAGCTGTAGCACCCGCAGTAGTTACACCGAGTTGTGCTCCTCCTGTGGCTGCAAGAATACCTGTTGGTTTACCGGAACCGTCACCTGTGAAGAAAGCTTCCTCTTCCTTGTTACCGATACGTCTTGCAAATTCCCTTGAAATATAGGGTTCAAGTTCAAATACACTATCGTTTAGAAGTTCCTCAGAAACCTTAATCATCGTACCCAGCTTATAGGCTCCGATAGATACTTGACCGAAGCTATCGTCACTTTCGGGAATTGTACCTTCCTCATCAATCCATGATGCTGTTCCCTTGGATGCAACCACCGGAATTTTTCTATCGCCGGAAGCGGTTGTGATGACTTTAGCCAGCCTACGGAAGAGATTCTCATCCTCCAATGCCTCGACAAGAGTTCTCTCAAACTCGTCAGGGACTAAGTATCCACCTTCTGAGTCTGTGCCAATCTTAAGAGCATTTTTTACGGTGGGATCAAGACCCTCACCGGCACGTGTACGCATAGCATTCCAGAATGCTTTCCTGTATTCGTCAGTTGCTCTTCCGGTTTTGCCTTCCAGTTGGGGAGTGGCAGGCTTACCTGTTAAGGGATTAGCCATAGGAGCATTAAGTTCCGCATCCAATATGGCCTGTTTTTCCAAACGGTCGATTTCCTTACCAAGAGCAATAACATCAGCTTCCATTTTGTTGTAAGTTGCCTCATCCTCAGCAGAAATCAAACCATCTGTGCCACGCTTGGTATCTAAGAACGCTTTGGTAGCGTCCCATGCTTTGGCGCGTTTCTCGCGCAGTTCTAAAATCTTGTTCATAATCTTTTCCTCCAATTAATGAATGATGTTGTTGAGCCGCTTCTCCAGTGAATCAGCGGATATACCTTTTTTGACAGGGGTTTTCTTGGGACATACCTTATCAAGTAACGAATTTGTGACAGCCCTACGGCTGAAAGCATAGGTGAAGTCATCTTGCTGAATGCGCTTTTTCTCATCCTCCAAAATGTCATCTGCAAAGCCGAGTTCAATTGCCTTATTAGCATTCAGCCAGGTTTCCGCATCCATGAGGTGAGAAAGCTTAGTCCTTGATAAGCCGGTCTTGATTTCATAGGCATTGATGATGCTTTCCTTTACCTCCGAGAGCATAGCGATGGCTTTTTGCATCTCTTCGCTGTCACCGATTGCTACGGTCAAGGGGTTATGGACCATCATCAGTGCAGTAGGTGCCATAAACACAGTTGTTCCAGCCATAGCAATTACAGAGGCGGCAGATGCAGCAATTCCGTCAATCTTGATGGTCACTTTGCCCTTGTAGTCCATAAGCATGGTGTAAATCTGGCTTGCTGCAATGCAATCACCACCTGGTGAATTCAGCCAAATAACAATGTCACCCTCACCGGCAAATAAATCTGATTTAAAAGCCTTAGGGGTGACATCATCATCAAACCATGATTCCTCGGCAATCACGCCGTCGAGGTAAAGCGTTCGGGTATCGGATTTTTCATCCTTGACCCAGTTCCAAAATTTCTTCATTCGGTTTCCTCCAATCTTGTTGTATTTGCGAACGCACCAGCGTCCTCTAATTTGGTCATAGCTCCATTAATGAGGTAGAGATCACCACCAAGTTCCGCCGGTATTCGGTCAAGGTTCTCAAGCTCTCGAATGTCATTAGCACTCATCCAACCATTCTGTCTGGCGGTTGCGTAGCCACTCATACGGCTTACATAATCTCCTCGAAGTAATCCGTCCACGTTAAATTTGATGAAAACAGTAGGCTTTTCACTTGCCATAAGGAGAGAACGGTACATATTTTGTTCCCAGCGTACTACCCAAGGGTCGAGAGTATATTTCACAAACTCTAAGGACTGTTGCTCGATATTTGAAAAGCTACTTTTTTCAAGGTCAGCCAGCATATGCGGCGGTACTCTAAAAATACGGGCGATTTCATTAATCTGAAATTTCCGTGTTTCCAGAAACTGTGCTTGCTCGGGAGGTATGCCTATCTGCTGATATTTCATGCCTTCTTCCAGCACTGCCACCCTGTGAGAGTTAGTTGAACCTTGATAGGCAGCGTTCCAGCTGTCTCTTACCTTTTGTGGGTCCTTGATTGTTCCCGGATGCTCCAACACACCACCGGGTGCCGCTCCATTGGCGAAGAACTTCGCTCCGTATTCTTCCGTAGCCATTGCAAGTCCAATGGCATTTTTAGCCATAGCAATGGGTGAATATCCTACTAATCCATCAAAACCCAAACCGGGGATATGCAGCACATCAGAGGGGTCGAGATAGACCAGGCTGTCTTTGCCAAGGGTGGGTGCATCCTCTACACTTCGCTGATACAAATAAAAAAGCTGTCCGTTTTTATCTCGGTCGACTGTCATTTTATTTGGCATAAGGGGATAGAGAGCAATAACCTCACCACGTGCGTTCCTTATAATCTGTGCGTAAGCATTGCCCCATAATAAAAGATGACTCATCAACGTTTCTCGGAACGTAAATGAAGTCATCTCAGGGTTTGGCTCATCGTGGAGCAATCTATATAAAGGATGTTGTAGATATTTTTCTTTGCCACCGCTATCGTTGTATTTATAGACATGAAGTGGAAGTCCGGCTAAGGTTTCAGCTAATATTCTCACGCATGAGTAGACCGCCGTCATCTGCATTGCCGTATGTTCATTTACAGGTTTTCCGGCAGTAGTTCCTCCGAAAAAGAAACTGTAACGGCTACCACTCAGACTATCCTTAGGCTTGTCACGAGCCTTAAATATTCCTTGTAATATTCCCATTGACATCACTCTCCTTCATTAAAAAATAAGCAGACCACGTTCATCATAAACAGAAGAACCGGTCCCTCCGCCACAACGAATTGCACGGTCGAGTGCCATAATCGTGGCAACTGCACCGTCAATTTTCTCAGTGGACTTTTCTTTGTCTGCCTTGATATTTCCGGCAGGATCAGTTCGGATATAGATGTTATCCATCATCCAGCGAAGAATCGGATGCCCACCATGGGCAATCTTTTGTTCCAAGGTCAGTTTCATCAGTTCTTTGGTCGGTGGAGACATATCTTTAAAGCCTTGACCGAACGGAACAACCGTAAATCCAAGGTTTTCAAGGTTCTGCGTCATTTGCACAGCACCCCATCGGTCGAATGCTATTTCTCTAATGTTATATTTTGTTCCCAGCTCCTCAATAAAAGCTTCAATGAAGCCGTAATGCACCACATTGCCTTCCGTGGTTTTAAGAAACTCTTGCTTTACCCATACATCATAATTTACATGGTCACGCCGTACACGCAAATCGATGTTGTCCTCCGGTATCCAAAAAAACGGCATAACAGAGTATTTATCATCCTCATCCAATGGGGGAAAGACCAGCACGAAAGCCGTGATATCCGTACTGCTCGATAGGTCAAGACCTCCATAGCAGACTCGCCCATGCAGTGATTCCGGGTTAACAGCAAATGCACAGGCATCCCATTTTTCCATAGGCATCCACCGCACTGCCTGTTTAACCCATTGATTGAGCCTAAGTTGTCTAAAACTATTCTCTTCAGCAGGATTCTGTCTTGCTGATTCAAAGGCCGCTTTAACTTTATCCATGCTGACCGTGATTCCCAGTGAGGGATTCGCCTTCTTCCACACCTTTGGATCAGTCCAATCATCTTCTAATGCAGCACCATATATGACAGGGTAGAAGGTCGGGTCGTTTTTTCTTCCATCTATGATATCCAAAGCCTTCTGATGTACTTCCCAGCAGATACTATTCTGATTGTCCCCAGCAGTGGTTATAAGAAAATACAGCGGCTGCATTCTGGCATCACCGCTACCTTTAGTCATAACATCGAAGAGCTTTCTATTCGGTTGGGTGTGAAGTTCGTCAAACACCACACCGTGTGTATTGAAACCATGCTTGTTGCTGACATCGGCTGACAGCACTTGATAAATACTGCCCGTCGGCTGATAGATGAGTCGCTTTGTTGAGTCAAGGATTTTCACTCGTTTTGCTAAAGCAGGACACATCCGCACCATATCTGCCGCAACATTAAAAACGATAGATGCCTGGTTTCGGTCGGCAGCACAGCCATAAACCTCCGCACGTTCCTCGTTATCTCCGCAAGTGAGCAACAGGGCAACAGCCGCCGCAAGCTCACTTTTTCCCATCTTTTTGGGTATTTCCACATAGGCAGTATTGAACTGCCGATAGCCGTTCGGCTTTAAAATTCCAAACACATCACGTATAATCCGCTCTTGCCAGTCGATAAGTTCAAATGGCTTACCTGCCCATGTGCCTTTGGTATGGGAGAGAGCCTCTATAAAGGCTACTGCATAATCAGCGGTGGACTTATCATAGACAGAATCAGCCGCTTTAAATATTGTTGGTGTGTATTTCTTAAGTTTTCGTATATCCGCCGCCTCCTTTGCACATAAAAATAGACCTTCATCATGCAAGCCTTCAAATCTTTCTGTACGAGAAACAGAGCCATTTTGAGCACTGTTCTCTGGTTGGTATTTAGTTATTTATTCCTCTTCTCCGGTCAGAATGAAACGGGCATAGGCACCGGTGTTATCCGAAAGGTAAGCAAGCAACTCGTCATACCCTTCTCGCAGAGCAATTTCCTGCACTTTCCGTACATCAAACATATTCGTTTCACCTGTATCACGTATGGCAAGTATCTGTTCCTTTATCCTCTTATCCATTTTCGCCCTCCTTTGAATCCTCTACAGCTTGCTTTAGAATGCCGATATCGAAATCCGCACTCTTGTAACCCTCTAAGATGACGCTGTAATAATAGCAACTGGGAGTGCCAAGTGGTCTGCCATCGTTCATGATGTACACCATTGTTTCCACGTTCTTTTTCCCAAGTCTCACTTTGACTGTTTCCTTTCGGTAAAGGAATGGGAAACCCTCGTAGCGGTCAAGTGCCACTTCGTCTGCCGGGGTAATCTCCCACAAAAGGCATGGTACCGTCTTGCCCTTAAAAGGCTCCACCGTTGCCACAGAGCCGCCGTGTCCGCCTCGAAACAATAACTGGTAGTCCTTTAAAACAACCGGCCCAATCGGCTTTGCTGTGGGGCAACGGTGCGCCATTTGCTCAAGGTTAAGGTTCGAGCCATAGGCGAGATAAAATGTTTTATTCATAGTCTTTGTCCTCCTTATTTTTACGGGGCAACCGTTCAGGCTGCCCGAAATCGCCACGCTGCCGAGCCTTCCAAGTGGGTAGTCAAGTGTTCACGGTAGTTTGCGAATTCCTCGCCGATAAAACCGATGCGGTTGAGGTAGGTCCGCATTGCGAACTTTTCATTCTCGACCTGCGGTTTCTTTGCCGAAGCACATTTCTGTGTCAGTGCTTGGCGGTTTAATGCGAGGGAGAGAACAATATAGCTTCTTATCTTACCTGCGTGAAGTTCGCTGTTAAATCCTCTGAGTTCAACCGTATGGTTTCCGTTGAAAAAGCTATGCAGGTTAAGAAAATGGTATCGGCTTGAATGGTAATGCCTGGTTGTGCTTTCACTGTAACCCTCATACCAAAGACTCTCTATCTGTGCCAGCGTTTTTGGTTTCTTGCGGTTGATTTTTTCAACAAGAATCTCATCCATCTTTTTGCAGTAACCCATTCGTGTAGGTTCTATTTGCAATGCCTTGTAGAAAAGGTCATTCTTGCTTGCAATGATGTTTACTAAGTTTCGTATACTCCTTGCTGTGTGGTCTGCACCGTCCAAGTGGATGTGTATTCCGCAGGAGTTGTTGGTGAAAGCTCCTGCCTTGCGTAGCCTGCGTACCAATTCCTGCAATGTTTCAATATCATCTTGGTAGGTCAGGATGGGGCTTACCAGCTCTACGCTAAATTCTCTTGTTGCTGCAACCTTCTGCCGTCCTTGTCTCTTCTGGCAAGAAATGCTGCCGTCGCTCATAATCTTCCAAACCCGCCCGTCAGCGGTTGTAATTTTCTTGGTATCGTAATAATCGCTTGTGTTAGTGACTGTACCGTTTAGATATTCGGCTGCAACCTTGGCAGCTTCGTTTCTTGTTATTCCTGTGAACTCAATTTCAATTCCAAAATTCTTGTTTAGCATTGATTCTTGCTCCTTTTAAAGTGTATTTGTCCCTTTCGGTATGTACATATATCACTCTAAAAGGGGTAAATAGCAAGACAATTATTCGATAAAAACAATCATTTTTTACACAATCTTACTCCGCTTTTTCAAGCGAAAAGTGTGCATATTACTCTTCGATTCTCCTGCACAAATCCTCTCCGTAAACCACATTTAAAGAAGAACCATTCTCCCAGCGAACCATGATACTACCTGTGTCATCTACTCCGATGACAATGCCTTTTGTTCCGATGGGAGGTGCTTGAATATCGTCCATGCGAACAAGCTCTACTCGGCATCCCACCGGATATTGCTTGCGGATGCGTTCCACAATCTCTCTTGAAGGAAAGTTATTCATCAGCCATTACCTCATCAGCTTTAGTAGGAGCACCATTTTTAAAGGCACTATTGCCGGATAAGTTTTTCAGCAGGATTTTGCGGTCTGCTTTGTATTCTGAACCAACGAAACCGAGACGGATTAGGAAACAGCGAAAAGCGTACTTTTCATTTTCTACTTGCTTTTCGGTAGCATTGACTCTCTGCTGAGTTTTTGCCGTCTCACATAGTGCTGTTACAAAATGAGTGTAGGCTTTGACCTCATCCGAAGTAAGCTGTCCTTGAAACCAAGGGAAACTGATAGTTTCTTCGGTTGTCATTATAGGGATGCAATCAGTTCCTATAGCCTTTTTTATTAAAGACGCTTTGCTTTCTACCAACCGCTTGAGGTTTTCGTGAGCCACATCGTTAAAATCTGTCTTTGGCAGTTCGATGGTCAATCGGTTAGTTTCAACCCCGTCACTTTGCTCAGGTTCTGCATATGCAGGTGGCTCTTCGTAATCGCAGTAAGGGCTGACCTCACCCCCAAGAGCCGCCTCATAAGGAATTTGAACATCCTCTAGGATAGGCTCGACTTCCGGGATTGGCGTGTTGTATTCTTCTGTAATTGCTTTGAAGTCATGCAGTCCCTGTAGGTCTGCAACCAAGCCGTAATTGTCCTCGCCCTCGAGCATTCCATTCTTGTCGATGTGGTAGCCACCTACTTCGTAAGCAAAGGTAGGTGCCCCGAGGTATATTGTCGGAGCATTTAGTTCCAGGCTGATTGCTCCGACCAGTGCTTTTCGTTTTGGATCGGTAACATTATAATTTATCTTCATTTTTCATACCGCCTTTCATTTTTCGGTACTACATATATCACTCTGAACGCTGTAAATAGCAAGTCATTTAGAGCATTATCTGTAGAAAAGATTTAGTGATTAGTCGGCGGTATTCTGTGAAAACAACACAATGCCTGACAAAACAAAATATACACATGGAAGTGACACTCCGTTGCCCCACATCTTATATTCTGCAGAATCTGAATGTGGATTTTTAAGCCACTTGGATATCTGTTTTAAAGTTTTAGACTTAGTTGACCTTCCCGTAACCTTGCGATGAGTTTCGAATATTTCATACCAAGTGCGTAAGTCATCCATTGTTGGATTTTCTGTCGCAAGATTACTGCACCACCAATCCGGGAAACCTTGAAGCCTTGCACATTCGGTTGGAGTTAATCTTCTGACCGTGTATAGGGTGCCGTCTGTATCATTAATAAGCGGAGGATCTTTGTAATCAGTAGCAACCAGTGTATTTGCAAGTTCTTCTTCAGCAGCAGTAAAAAATGATGCCTTGTTTGAAGAGTAGGTAGGAGTTGCCACAGCACTTGGCCCCTGTGCATTTAGTGTCGATGATATTCCATCATCTGTAATCCCAAGATTTCTGGCATAATTTTGACCACAGTTGAAAGACTCCCTATCAATAGCGAAAACAACAGCGTGCTTATCTACAGTATTTAAAGTAAAGCTTATATTTTCATTAACCCCGTCACCCTGTGGGCCGTTCTTATCCTTTCTTCCAATCATGGAGCCTTGCAGAGCATAACTTTCTACAATAGCAATACCACCTTGATTGCAGGAAGGATTTCCTCCATTTCCATCAATAGTTCGTGAAGTATCGGCCTCATATACACCGCTATGAGGATTGGATGATTTCATGGCATTGCTGTCTTTAGAACAGATACCATAAGCTTTCGGAACAAATAACGTCTGGTCATTATTACAAGATAGCGTTGCCGATTTATTATTCTGGATAAGAGCACCTTTACCGCCACCTTCACAACCAGATCGGATTTTGAGAGTTTTTGGTGTGTCACCGACTACAAAAGGTTGATTATTACCGCCTGTTCCATAAGTGGCTGATATTGTTGGTGCAACATCAATCGGTCCCGTAAAACGAGTATCTCTTCCGTGATTATCAAAAACAGCCGCATCCATGACACAAGGTGGGTGATGTGCCTCTGCTCGAAGAGTGCAGGTGACATCTTCTGTGATATCCATCCGATTGCCACCCTGGTCATTTAAAATCAAACTGCTTGTGCCTGTTTCTCTAATGCCGTTTTCAAAACAATCGGTAGTTCCTTGCCACGAGCAGAAGCTCTCCTTAGAATACCCAGACAAGCCTTCTGACTTAAATAGTATTTCTCCGGCACTCCCACCTGCAAAATCTGCGACAAGGAAGATGCGTTTTCTTCGTTGGGGAACTCCCCAGTATTGAGCGTCAAGCACTCGCCAGGCAATGGAGAAATTATCTCCCACGATATTTCCTGCTTGCCTCCATTTATCAGCTTTAGGAACTGATAAGATTTCATCCTTGATGTGACAGATGCTTTCGAGGACACATCTGAAGTCCTCTCCTTTGTTTGAGGAGAAAGCACCCGGCACGTTTTCCCAGACGATGTACCTTGGATATTTGCCATCTGTTGCACACCTCATTTCTTTTACAATTCGAATGGCATCATAAAAAAGGCTTGAACGCTCTCCGTCCAAGCCATCACGCTTACCCGCCACAGACATATCCTGACAAGGTGAGCCAAATGTAATTATATCAACCGGTTCTATCTTGCCGCCATCCAGGCAAGAGACATCACCGTAGTGTTTCATGAAAGGCAGCCTTTTTGTTGTAACCCGTAAAGGAAACGGCTCAATTTCTGATGCCCATAACGGCTCGATACCACAGAGCAGACCGCCCAAAGGAAAACCGCCGCTGCCGTCAAACAGTGAGCCGAGGGTAAGATTATGCATCATCGGCACTCACCTCCGGCAGATCACTATATCGGATTTCCGAGCCTTCTCTCAAAAGAAATACACCATCGGAGGTTCCGACTTGCTCAACATATCTCTTTACAATAACATCACAGTATTTTTCATCCAGTTCAATGGTGTAGCATATCCTGTCCGTTTGCTCACAGGCGATAAGGGTAGAACCACTTCCGCCGAAGGGATCGAGTACGATACAATTAGACAAACTGCTATTTAAGATTGGATAGGCTACCAATGCTACAGGCTTCATAGTTGGATGGTCAGCATTTTTCTTTGGCTTTTCAAATTCCCATATAGTAGTCTGCTTTCTATCGGCATACCAGTTGTGCTTGCCGGATTTCTTCCAACCGAAAAGAACAGGCTCATGCTGCCATTGATAAGGCGAGCGGCCAAGAACAAGCGACTGCTTTTTCCAAATGCAAGTACCGGAGAGATAAAAACCAGCATCTGAGAATGCCTTTCTGAAATTCAAACCTTCAGTATCTGCATGAAATACATAAATAGAAGCATCCTTCGCCATTGCTACTTCAGTGTTTTGAAAAGCCGAAAGCAGGAATGTATAGAACGCTTCATTGCCCATGTTATCGTTTTTGATTTTACCCGCCGAACCTTCATAGTTGACGTTGTACGGAGGGTCGGTAACCACAAGATTTGCGAGTTTCCCGTCCATCAGTAGTGTGAAAGTATCAGCCTTGGTGGAATCACCACAAACGAGCCTGTGCTGCCCAAGCATCCAAACATCTCCTTGCTTGGTGAGTGCAGGCTTTTGCAGTTCTGCATCCACATCGAAGTCATCTTCATGAATGCCATCCTTAAGTGAATCCTTAAACAATGCATCCAGTTCAGCAGGCTCAAATCCGGTGAGGGATATGTCAAAGTCAGCCCCTTGCAGGTCGGCAATTAAGAGCATCAATTTGTCTTTATCCCAGTCACCGCTTATTTTATTGAGAGCGATATTGAGGGCCTTTTCTTTTTCTTCGTTCATCTCGATAACCACACACTCAACTTCAGTGATACCCATATCAAGTAGCACCTTCAAACGCTGATGGCCACCGACAACATGAGATGTGGTCTTATTCCATATAACGGGTTCAACATAGCCGAATTGTTCCATGGAGCGTTTTAGCTTTTCATATTCTGGGTCACCCGGTTTCAAGTCTTTACGAGGATTATAGTCGGCTGGAATCAATAGCTCAGTTTTCAATTTTTCTATCTGCATATAATTCAGCCGCCTTTCTTAAATTTGTATACATATTGACATTCTCCCAGGGGAACAGACTGGAATTAAAATGTCCGTAAACCGCTGTATCGGAATATATAGCATTTCTTAAGTGTAGTTTTTCAATGATTGCAGCAGGTCTAAGGTTAAATACTTCTTGCACAATATTGGTAAGCTGATCATCAGTGACCTTACCTGTACCAAAGGAAGTCACATCAACAGCCACAGGGTTTGCCTTGCCGATTGCATAAGAAAGAGCGACCTCGCATTCCTCTGCAAGACCGCTCCATACGATGTTCTTTGCAATGTATCGTGCCATGTATGCACCACTTCGGTCAACCTTAGTTGGGTCCTTGCCACAAAGAGCACCTCCGCCGTGGGATGCAAGGCCACCATAGGTATCGACCATGATTTTTCTGCCAGTCAATCCTGTGTCGGCAGCAGGACCACCCTCGACAAATCTTCCAGAGGGGTTAATAAGAATTTCGGTACCATCATCAAATGGAAAATCCTCAAAGCACTGCCAAAGTACATTATTTCGAATATCCGAACTCAGTTCTTCCAGGGTTTTGTCTTTATCATGCTGGACTGAAACTACAATTGTTTTTACACTTCTTGGTTTACCGTCCTCATATTCCACTGTTACCTGTGCTTTACCATCTGGTAAAATTCCTTTGATAAG